TATTTGAAGAAGGGAGAAAAAAATGACACAATATGATGAATCAGTCCAACGACAAAGAGATATGATTGATGCTGAAGAGTGGTCATCCAAAATCAAATCTATCCATGTACACTCATTCGATTCAATGCACTATGACACTAGACCCGAAGACACTACAGATGGTAAGTCTGTAACAGACCATGAGTTCAATTCAGGCATTGTTAAACGATATCAGAATGGAAAACTAATCCATACCTTCGGGAAAGAACTCAAAGGTGAAGAACTTCTTCGTGCCTTTGTAAGAAATACATAAGTGTCAAAACAAAATCCATTTGACTTCGTAAAGTCCGTATCTCATGATAAAAAAGATATCATGCCAGATGATGTGTCCGAGAAATCATATGCACCCTTTCTAACCAACAAAGCATTATCTTATCATCAAGATTCGCTTTTTTTCGCTAATGAGATGAACACTAGACACGGTACAGAAAACCGTCTTCAATATGTGTTTTTACTAAATACTCTTAGGAAACGACAAAGATTCTCACAATGGCAGAAGCCATCTGTAAGTGTCAAAATCGATACTGTTAAGGAGTATTACGGAGTAAGTACAAAAGTAGCTAAAGATTACGTAAACGTACTAACCGAATCTCAATATAGACAATTGAAAAAAAGAATGAAAACTGGTGGTAAACATGATGACTGAAAAAGATTATTTAATAATCTCATCTCTCGTTGAAATAACATTTGAAGAAAAGGACGACTTCCTAAAGATTAGGGAAACGTTATCACGTATAGGTATTGCCTCACGAAGAGAGAAAGAATTATTCCAGTCGTGCCACATCCTACACAAAAGAGGAAAGTACTACATAGTACACTTCAAAGAATTGTTTCAGTTAGATGGGAAACAAACATCCATATCAGAGAGTGATATCTCACGTAGAAACACTATCTGTAAACTATTGGAACAATGGAAGTTGATAACGGTCTTAGACCAATCTAAGATTACACTACAAGCTCCACTATCACAAATCAAAATCATCCCTTATAAAGAGAAAAATGAGTGGAAATTGACCACTAAATACACTATTGGGTCAACAAATACCTAAATAGCTCCTGTAATAACTTAATAGGAGAATTTTATGTTAGAATTTCTACAATGGGTTATAGCATGGGTACAAGTGATTCCTTGGTTGGTAATGGGCGCATCCCTAATTGCAGCTCTTACCCCAACACCAGTCGATGATGGATTGGTAAAAAAAGTGTATAAATTGTTAGACTGGTGTGCTTTAAACATCGGTAAAGCAAAGGACTAAATAAAAAACGTAACAGTAGGAGTATATTATGTTTATTTTAGAATGGTTGAAATCATTATTCAACACAGAAAGTAAAGCAGTAGAACCAAAAAAGGTAGTAGCAAAGTCTAAGACCTCAGTTGCAGAGTTAAAAAAACTTACAAAGCAACAACTATTTGACCTCGCCGATAAGAAAGGCATTAAGGTTAAGAAGAGTGGTACTAAAGCAGAAGTGGTAAAGCAGATTAGTTCTGCTAAATAACCTATTTGTCTTTCGTCAAATCTGAAGGGAGCTTATGCTCCCTTTTTTTTGATGCTAAGAAGCTATTTGTATAAATAAAGGCATGGAAGAGATATTTAATCTTATTGCGGAAGTGGGAGCGCCTATAGCAGGTTCAATTGTTATGGGGTTCTTCATCTTTATAGTTATCAAACAGATACTTGAAGGTATCGTGGATAACATAAAGACGTTAACAATCTTTTGTAATAGTTTAGAAAATCGTGCCAGAACCATGTCAAATGAGATGGTTAAAATAGATTTGTTAGTGTCGGCAGCTTTAGATTTAAGACCCGACATTGATAGAGTCGCACGTGCAGAAAATTTTCTAGAGGACGGAAAGTTAGATGTCCGAAGAGATTAGTATGGATGTAGCACAACTGATTAATGATTTCGGGTTTCCCGTTGTCATGGCAGTAGGATTAGGTTACTTCATATATTATGTGTGGTGGTTCATCGGTGAAAAGATTGACCCACAAATTGAAGAAATGCATATGGCACTCATTAGAGTCATAGACCAAACTAGAATGCTTGACCAAGATATGATTAGGTTACAGCAGAAAGTTGATGTAGTGTTAGAGTATCGTGCTAGACAAGAGGTACTTGAAGATGCAGAAAAAGAGAAGGCCTTTGAAAAACAAAAGAAAGCTACTAAAGGGTAGTTACGACTTATACATTATTAACGCTTGTAATTTACACTGCAAAGGATGTAGTGTATTAGATTATAAAGGTAGGGTTACAATAGGGCATATGACCACTGAGGACATAAGTCAATTGATAACCAAGTTGGACAGTTTGGGTATTATACTTGAAGAACTCAAGATTTTAGGTGGAGAACCTACACTTCATAAAGAGTTCAGTAACATAATTGGTATGTTACTTGCATATAAAGGTATAGTGTTCAAAAAGTTGACGGTGGTAACAAATGGATTACTGTTAAAACCTAAAGTGTTAGAGACACTTAAGTTAGTAGACCATGTTATCGTTTCGGTGTATCCGAACATGCCAGTAGACCAAGAGATGAAGAATTCGGGAATTGCAAATGAACTTTCCGAAGAGACACTCTTAGAGTTTTGGCCACAAAATTTGTTTGAACAATACGGTGTGGCAGAAACTAGAAGTGGGTTGGCACTCTCGGGAACTACTGCAGAAGAGAACTGGAACAACTGTTGGCAAAAAGATAACTGTTTGACATTGACTACCAAGGGTCTATATCATTGTACAATATCAATGAATGAAGACTCGGATATACAAGAGTATACTACAGCAAAAGAGTTAGTAGAGTTTGTAGAACGTGGGAAACCTTTGGATATGTGTTCAAAGTGTCCATGGCCACCGAAGATGGGAAAATGGTCTTCGTTGAAACCTGAAATAGACTCTAAGAATTATATTAAAGGCGTGGAACTGATACACGCAATTGAGGTGGACAATGAGAAAGATATTAGCGGTAATGATAATGTGCTTCACGGTAAGCGCATACGGTACGGAGATAGTACATAAGTTTAAGAATCCGTCATTTAGTGGACAAGGAACTGGTTCACACTATTTGACAATTGAAAACCAAGAGTCAAGTCGTAAAAAAGCGATAAAGGACTCTCTTGAGGCTGCTGCTAAAGCGGCACAAAGGGCGGAAGAGAATACAACGCTAGCTAAATTTATAAGAAATTTAGAAAGCAGAATTTATGCTGAGATGTCAAAGCAGTTGGTTGAAAATATGTTCAACAATGACAATCCAGTAAGATACGGTTCTTTTGTATTAGAAGGGTCAACTGTAACGTATGAAGTTATGACGAATGCAGATGGTACAGAGTTTATTAAAATGACCATCATAGACACGAATGGAACAACAACAGTTATCGAAATACCAATCGGTAGTGGTAATTTCGGGAGTGATGGCGATGCGAATTCTGGCGGTTAGTTTTTTACTGATACTTACAGGTTGTGCATCTATACCACAATGGTCAGACTTACCACAAGACTGTAATGATAAAGCAGGAAAATATGCTGAGGGTTTAGATAGACACTTGACTATGGCAGTCAAGAAGCAAATGGCACGAAAATATATTTGTGTCGATGAACCCGAAAATGTAAGACTACCATCTTACATTCAGTTGTTGGAATTACCTGCTGCTGAAAGTCGACCAGTAGTTGCAGTATACGGATTTATAGACAAGACAGGACAAAGAAAAGCTAGAGAAGGAATAGCAGACTTCTCTACTGCAGTTACACAAGGTGGAACTGAAATGCTAATTGATGCACTTAAGACTGCTGGTGGTGGAACATGGTTCCGTGTAGTTGAGAGACAAGGATTAGATAACCTAGTAAGAGAGCGTCAAATTATTAGGTCTGCTAGAGAAGAGATTGGTAAGGAAGGTGTTGCACCACTTCTATTTGCTGGAATGCTTCTCGAAGGTGGTGTAATTGGTTATGATACAAATTTAGAATCAGGTGGACGAGGCGCACGTACACTTGGTATAGGTTTTAGTAAGCAGTATAGAAAGGATGCAATCACAGTTTCATTACGTGCAGTATCAGTTCTTACTGGTGAGGTTTTGTTAAACGTCCAAACAAGAAAGACTATCCTTTCTTATGGTTCTGGCGGAGACTTGTTTAGGTTTTATGAACAAGGAACTCAACTAGTAGAGTACGAGGACGGTGTGGGTAATAATGAGTCGGTGACATACGCTACACGTACTGCTGTTGAAGCAGCTGTGTATGAGTTAATTATCCAAGGACACGATAGGGGTTTTTGGAGTATAGAAGGAAGGGAAAAATATGAATAAACTAAGAAGTTTAAGTATATTATGTATTTTATGTGGATTTACAAACATGCTCTTAGCGGCAGCCTCTGACGATAACGAAATTAACATAACTCAAACTGGTGACACTTTGACGTTGTATATAGACCAAGTGGGATATGGTAACAAAATAGGACTAGATAACTTTGACAGTAGTTCAAGTGCTATGCCAATTACTGGTACTTCGTTAACTTTCAATATAGACCAAATAGGTAATAGTAATTTACTTTTTGGTAAGGTAACAGCTGACAGCTCATCATACACTTTAGAGTGGACTGGTGATGATAATGTTTGGGATTGGATGATTGGAGAAACAGGCGATTCTGATAGTTCTAACTATCTAGTTGATATCACTGGAGATTCGAACACTATGGATTTAGACCAAGGTTCCTTGGCTAGTGCGGCAAGATTAGATTTTGATTTAACAGTCTTGGGTAGTTCAAACGTATTTGATGTAGATATAGAAACAAATGATGCCACATGGAACTTCGATGTTACAGGTGCTTCTAATAATATTAATACATTACAAAAAGATGCAAACTATCAATCTCTCACCATGGAATTAAATGGTGATAGCGCAGATGTTGATATTAATCAAATTAGTGGTACATGTCCTACAGGCATTAACACTTGTAAGGGTATAATCACATTAGATATAACAAGTGACAACTCAACCATACAGATTAATCAGAAAGACACAACTACTGATTCTTAATGTTCTATTCTTCAGTGGTATCAGTTATGCTGATACCATTGGAGACATAGTTGAATCAATAGGAATAGGGTCTATACTGAGAAACAATCAAGCACTGGGTCATAGTGTTGGGACAGATATAGTCCTATACGATGAAGCGGTGACTGCTAAAGGTAGAATGTTGATTGAGTTTTTGGATAATGAGGAATTATCATTAACTGAAAATTCTAAAGTGTACATAGACGAAGTTTACTATGACCCAAACCCATCGCTGTCTAAGATGTCATTACGTATGGCTCAGGGTACAGCAAGATTTGCTTCGGGTGCTGGTACTAAAATAAAGAAAAGAAATATCTCGGTACAGACACCTACTGCACAAATTTCAATCAATGGTACAGATTTCACGACAACCGTGGATGAGCTCGGAAGGAGCCTCATAGTACTTTTGCCTGATGAGGATGGCATTTCTTCAGGCGAGATTGTAGTTACAAATCAAGGCGGTTCTGTTACAATTAACCAAGCATATGAAGCGACAATGGTTAGTAGTATATCGACTGCACCATCACCATCAATCATAATACAAAACATCACCCCAGCAATTATTGACAATATGTTTATTGTCAGTCCACCAAAAGAAGTTCAAGACCAAATTAATCGACAAGTTGAAGACGACCTAGATAAAGACAAGGGAGCTCTTGACCAAGATTTTTTAGCATTCGATGAATTGGAACAAGATGCACTAGAGAACACTCTTGCAGATTTAGATTACAATGCATTAGATATAGATTTTCTAGATGTTGATTTCTTGGTGGATTTACTAGATGTTGTTGAAGAACTTGTTAGGACAACAGCGAAACTTGCTGATGCACAAAAACCTACAGGTGTAGCAAAGGGTGAGTTCACACTTGATGGTGGAGTCTTTGGTAAGAACCCCGACAGTCAATATAATATCTTTCTAGAAGACGGTGGAATTGTTTTCTATAGAGATGTTGATGGAGTTATCAGTTTACGGTTCGCTGGTGGCTCTTCTGTGACATTAGAAACCTTCGTAGACGGTTATGAAGGAATCATTACCACCAACGGTGGCGATGATAGTGTAGTTGTTATTAAACAAACGAACTAAATAGTAAGAGGAAACACATGAACGTATTTAAAAAAGTTGTAAAGTGGCATAAGACATGGACGTATCGTATACAAGACGAATTCGATATCGATGATTATGACCTAATATGGTTTTATTATTTTCAAGGAGTTGCTACGGTAATTATTTTACAATGGATTTTATAAAGCAAACATTCATAGTGCTAGTCTTAGGACTAGCACCCTTAGTCTTAGCAGATAACGAATTGACCATCGAACAGACTGGTGATACTCTTCAACTAGGTGTAGACCAAATTGGACATAGTAACGAAATCCAAATGTTAGATAGTAATTCATATATTACAGCAACAAGTTTGGATATGTATTTGGTTCAAGTCAATACAAACTCCTCTGCACTCTCTAATATGATTACCTTTGATGAAATTAGTGGTACAGGTAATCAAATGAAACTTGCTCAAGGTGCTGCATGGACTACACTTGATTCTGATACTGATTTAACTTGGTGGGTAGATAACTATGAAAGTGGTGGACATGAAATAGATATTACCATATATGGCGACAACAATCAATTAGCAGTTCAACAAACAAATCAAACAGGCGCACTTGATGGTCACAACTTTGACTTACATCTAGCTGGTGACCATAATGAAGTCCAAATCAAACAACAAAGTAACGGTGTAAAGAGTGTAGACCTTACAATTTACAACGACTATAACGATGTATTTGTTAGACAGAAGGGTGCTAACGCATCACACAATGCAAATATTACACTTGATGGTTTATATGGAACAGATTTAACATTAAAGCAGTTTGGTGGCACTAATGGAACAAACCAATTATATAATGTATCCGTAAACTGTTTAACAATAGGTGGTTGTAGTGTATCGGTTACACAGGAGTAAGTTCGAGAAGTACATACGTAGAAGGTACGGATATCCTTTAATGCATATTGGAAATTTTGTTGATGTGT